CCCGCACCCGCCGCCTCGATCCGCCCGCTCGCGGTCGGCACAAAAAACTCGGGTCCGCGCTCGCCGACCCGATAGGCGCGCCCCGCGCTCACTGGCCCGCCCGTCGCGCGTCCCGGCGCCCCTAACAGCGACAGCGCCAGCGCCAGCAATCCGCCGCCGCCACCCTGACTCTCGCCGGACCCGCCACCACCCAACGCCCCGATCCCGCTCGAAATCGCCGCCCGCGCAATATCGGCCATCACCGACAGCGCCAGCCGCTTCAGATCCTCAAACCCCAGCTTGCCCGACACGATCGCGCGCGACAGCGCCGTTTCGATCCGCCGCCCCGCCGCATCAGCGCCCGATCCCAGCGATCCTTCCAGCTCGCCGCGCAACGCCGCCACCTCGCGCCGGAACGCCCCGGTGTCGGCACGCACCGCCACCACCATCTCGTCGATCTCATCCATCGGGAAATTGCTCCATCATCGCCGCCAGCGCCGCGCCGTCGACCGCCCCCGCACCCGCCGCATCGGCCCATCCGCCCAGCACCGCCCGCACATCGGCCGGCGTCGCCGCCCAGAACTCCTCCGGCCCCCACCCCGCGACCCGCGCCAGCACGCCGATCAGCGCTGGCGCACCACAGCCGAAACAGCCGGCCTGCTCAGAATCGGACCGCATCATTGTCCCCCGGAATTTCGCGCTGAGGCGCAGAGCACGCAGAGCAATGAAAAAGGCGGCAGAGCCGCCCATGTGGCACGATGCGTCCGCATATGATCGATTCCGGCCGGCCATCTCTGCGATCTCTGCGCCTCTGCGCGAAAACAAAGACGCTCACCGCCCCGCCAAAATCTGCCCCAGCAGCACGCGCAGCGCCGGGGTCACCGCCGCCAGCCCTTGCGCCACGACCGCCTCGCCCACCGCCTCGCGCGTCAGCGCCTCGGGCCGATCCTTCACGCAATGCCAGAACAGCGCCGCCAGCTCGCCCAGCCCCAGCCGTCCGTCGGCGGCGCGTTCGACCAGCGCGAACAACGGCCCCAGCTCGCCCTCCGCCGCCACCAGCGCGGCAAAGCTCGGGCGCAGCACGAACAGTTCGGCGCCAACCCGCAACTCCGCCTCGCCGCGCAGCGCATTCGCCGCCGTGCTCACAGGCTCACCACCGCGCCGCTCGATTCCAGGTTCAGCGTGTAATTGCGCTCGCCGTTATAATCGCCGGCATAGTCCAGCCGGGTGACCAGGAACCGCCCGCGCAGCCGCTCGCCGCTTTCGAAGCTCAGCTCATAATCATCGATCGTCCCCGCCAGCGCATGGCCGCGCACCCGCACCTCGGCCGCCGACCCGGTGAAAATCCCCGCGGCGCTCACCGACACCGACCGCACCCCGGCGCCCGACAGCAAGCTGCGCCACCCTCCCGAATCCTTGGTCGTGACGTTCACCGCCTCGCCGTTCACCGACAATTGCGTCGTGCGCAGCCCGGCGACGGTCTGATAGGTCGGCGGCGCGGCGCCATTCCCCACCTTGAGCAGAAAAGCGCTCCCATTTTCAATTGCCATCGTCTAATCTCCTCATCAGAAAAACATGCGGAACGGGGAGTCGCAGGATGCTGATTACGTCACTGATTTTTGCTGCCATGATCCAGTCGCCGACCGTCGACACGACGCGCGCGGCCTTCACCAAATGCCTGCGCGACGACATGAAAAAGGCGCTCGAGGCCAAGGTCGAAGAGGTCGAATATGAAATGGCGCTCAAAGCCAATTGCAGCACCGAGCGCGACGCCTTCCGCAAGGCGGTGATCGCGCTGGGCCGCTCGGGCGGCGATTCGGAAAAGGTCGCGGGCGAAGACGCCGACATGCAGATCGAGGACTACCACGCCAATTTCACCGACAAATTCAAGGATTACAAAGCGAACAATTCGCTGCCCGGCGATTGATCTTGTCGTCGCCCCCGCAAAGGCGGGGGCCGCTGGCAACCTTGATCGACGCCGGTAGTGGCCCCCGCCTTCGCGGGGGCGACGGTCTTAGTCCACCAAACACCGACACCGCACGACGACCTCGTGCCGCCAGCCGCCGTCGCGCAAAAACCCGAACCGCGTCCGCACCACCCGCGCGCTGACCACCGACCAGCCGGACGCCGCGCCGCGCAGCGCTGCGACCACCGCATCGATCCGCGCGGCCGCCACATCATCGATCGCACCACCCACGCCCACCAGCGCCAGCGTCAACCGCACTTCGCGTCCCGCCCGGTCCTTGGTGCCCCAATCGACGCCCTCGGCGGCGCCCACCGAAACATAGGGCGCACTCACCCGCACTGGCACCCCGTCAAACACCCCATGGACCAGCCCCGCCAGTTCGGCATCGCCCGCCAGCAGCGCCAGCGTCTTCGCGCGCACCGCCTGCTCGGCGCCGCTCATCGTCCGCCGCCCAGGCTCAGCACCCGCCACGGCTGCCACAGCGCCGCGATGACCGCGGGCGGCGCCGGATCGGCCCCGTCGCGCGCATCGTATAAATGCTGCGTCATCCGTACGATCCCCTGCCGGATCGCCTCGGGCACGCCCGCGCCATCGTCAGCGATCCCCGCCCGGTAGGTGACACGGGCGTGCATCGCGGCACCGGGCGTTTCGATCGCCAACCGGCCGCTCCCGTCCGGCGCAACCGACAATCGATAGGCATCGGCGGCAAGAACGGTTTCGCCGCCGTCTCCCGCCACCAGTCGCACCGTTTCGACCGCCACAACCGGCCGCACCGTCAACCGCACCGCGCCGCCAACCAGCGGCAACACCTCGGTTCCCGACCGCCGCACCAGCCACTGGCCGACAAAGGCCTCGCAAACGCTCGTCGCGGCGCGCAGCAATTGCCCGACCACCGCGTCATCGACCGCCGCGCCCATCCGCAACCATCCGCGCGCCTCGCTTAGGCTCACCGGAGATTCCCCCGGCACCAGGCTCATCGTCATCGCCATGTCTCCATCAAGAAAAGTCAGCGCCCGGCCCGCTCGAAAGGGGACAGCGGAACCGGGCGCCCATCGCGCCAGCGCGAAATCAGCTGGCGGCGAATTTCATCAGCTTGATGGCCTGCGAATCGATGATCGCACCGCCGACCCGTTTGGTTGCATAAAAATGCACAAACGGCTTGTTGCTGAACGGATCGCGCAGGATGCGAGTCTCGCCGCGGTCCGCCACCAGATAACCGGCGCGGAAATTGCCGAACGCGATCGACAGGCTGTTCGCCCCCACATCGGGCATATCCTCGGCCTCGACCACCGGATAGCCGAGCAACGTCGCCGCCTGCCCCTCGACCAGCCCCGGCTGCCAGATAAACGCGCCGTCGGTCGTCTTGAACTTGCGGATGCGCGCCAGCGTGTCCGAATTCATCACCCAGCACGCCCCCTGTCGGTAAGGCGCCTTCAAGGAATGGACCAACTCGACCAGCTTGTCCTGCGGGTTCGCCGCCGGAAACGCGCCCGCGGTCCCCGTCGCCAGATATTGCAGCGACCCGAACGCACGCACGCTGTCGATCTCGCTCGTCGCGGTATAGGTCAGAAACCCCTTGGGCCGGTTCGTCCCGTTGCCGTTGACGAACGCACTGCCCTCGGCAACCGCAAACTCGCGCCCCAACTGCTCGGCCAACCAGTCCTCGACGTTGAACATCGCATCGTCCAGCATCGCCTGGCTTGCCGCCGGATTGGCGTAAAGCTCGCCCGACGGCGGTGCGATTTCGGCAAAGCTGCGCGTCGCCGTCTCGGGCCGCGCCGCGGTCTCGCCGACCCAGCCCGCGCCCATCGACCCGGTCGCGACCAGCTTGCGATAGCCGCTCGTCCCCGTCTGCACGACCGTCGCGATGCTGCGGATCGGCGACAGTGATTTCAGCGTCGCCGCAATGCTGCCGTCGATCTCGCGCGGCACCGCAAAGCCGCCCTCGCCCCCCGACGCCCCCGACAGACTCTTCATCTCGACCCCGGCATCGATCCCGCGCCGCAGATAGCGTTCGACAAAGGCATCGCGCGCCGGATCGGCCGCTTTCGCCCCATCGAGCGGCAACCGCGCCGCCGCCACCGTTTGCGCGTCGACCCGCGCCTTCAGCGCCGCCACCGACGCCTTCAGATCGTCAACCGCCTCCGCCGCCAGCACCGCATCGAACGCCCCGTCCAGCGCATCGGCCTTCACTTCCAAATCCACTTCCATGCCTGTCACTCCTTCGTTGAATCCCGTCGCCCCCGCGCAGGCGGGGGCCGCTACCGTCCTTCAGCACCGCCAGCGGCCCCCGCCTGCGCGGGGGCGACGGATTGGACCTCCACCGCAATCACCCGCGCCAGCGCCTGCATCGGCACCGCCACCAAACTCACCTCGGCCAAGTCCAGCCCCAGCAACTCGCGCGGATTTTCCCCCCGCGCCGCGATCACCCGATACCCAAAGCTCAATCCGGTCAGCGCCCCACGCGCCACCAGCCCCGCCGCGACCCGATGCATCACCCGCGCCACGACGCGCAGCCCGCGCGCATCCTCCGCCAATGTCTCGATCACGCCGACAACGGCTCCCGGCCGATGCTGCCACAGCAACGGCACCGGCTGACCCGCGCGCAAACTCGCCGCAAATGCACCCGCCCGCACCACGTCGCCCCCACGATCGACCCGATCGAACACCGCGGCGTAACCGGCGAAACGGATGTCCCCCTCCCGCTTGCGGGAGGGGGTCTCGCGAGGCACGTGACTCGCGACGCGGGAGGGCATGTCCGCCCGCGTCCTCACCGCAGCAACCCCGGCAGCCCCAGCTTCACCGCCAGCCCGACCACCAGCAGCGCCAGCATCGCCCGCACCGCCCAATCGACCGCTGCCTTCCACGCGCTCGTCTTGGCATCACGCCACGCGCCCAGCAGCTGGCGCAGGTCGCTCACATCGTCCCGCGCCGCCGCATCGGCCAGCCCCAACCGCGCCAGCGCCCGCCGCGCCCCCAGCTCGCTCGCCTCCTCGACCACCGCGCGCAGCAAGGCTGCATCGGGCGCACTCGTCCCCGCCAGCGCGATCAACCGCGCCAGCGCCTCGTCCTCGTCCATGTCATGATCTCCCGTCGCCCCCAACAACACCTTCTTCTCGTCCGCGCTCAGCCAGTCCGCCGCCGACACCTCGTGCCACAGCGCCATCCGGTCCTCGGCCAGCGCCGGCACCTTATCCAGATCGACGCGCAGCTCCGCCCCCTCGAACCACCCGCGCAGCCCCTGCGCAATCCCGCCCAAAATCTTGGCTGTCAGCGGCAGCACCGTCAGCCGCCACAGCGCCCGGTTCGCCTCGCGATAATTGGCATATGTCGCATCGCCGGGCAGCCCGAGCAGCATCGGCGGCACCCCGAACACCATCGCAATCTCGCGCGCGCTCGACTCCTTCAACGCCAGGAAATCCATCTCGGCGGGCGACAGCGACAGCGCCTGCCACTTGAGCCCGCCTTCCAGCAGCAATGGCCGCCCCGCATTCGCCCCGCCCGCAAAACTCTCGCTCAGCTCCTCGCGCAGCCGCTCGACCTGCTCGGCCGACAGCGGCATCCCCTTGTCGCCCGGATCATGTACCAGCGCCCCCGACGGCCGCGCCGCATTGTCCAGCAGCGCGCGATTCCACGCCGCCGCCGCATTATGCGCCGCGATCGCGCCCGACGCGGCGCCCAAACACCCCGCGCCATAATGATCGTCGAGCGGATGCAGCGCCTTCACATGCACCACCGCGGTCCGCCCCGCGCCATCCTCGGCGGGCAGCACCACCGCCGATCCGCCCGCCTTGTACCGATACGCCACCGGCCACCCGCGCGCGTCGGCTTCGACCGTCACCCGCTCGGGCCGCAGCGCAAACAGCTCGACCGGCGCCCCCGCCCCGTCGGTCAAAATCTGCACATAGCCATTGCCGTGCAGCAGCAATTGCGACGCGAGCGTCTCAACCAGCTCCTGCCCGCCCGAGTTCGCCGCCACCAACGCCGCCAACCCGGCATCGCTGGCAACTATCGGCGCACTCGCCGCCGCCTCCGCCACCAACCGCACGCTACGCTGGACAATCGCATTGGACAAATAGCCCTCACGCACCTGCGCCTCGAACGACAAGGGCGCAGGCGCCGAACCCATCACCCCATAGGTCCCATACACCCGCGACAAAGCAGGCCGCGCAGCCCCCTGCGCAGCCTTCCGGCCAAACCAGTTCATGATGTTCTCCAAAAAAAAAGCCCCGCAATGGCGGGGCTCATGTTCCTCAAACGGAAAACCTAATGGGCTAGACCAAGCGTTTTGAGCCGGATTTCCATCGCTGCCTTGGACACACCAAAGTCCGTCGCCAATTCGGCAATACTTGGTTTCTCAATGAATTTTTCGCGAACAAGCTTTCCGGGCATCACGATTTGCGCCGCCAAACGGTTGGCTTGAACTTCATGTTCGCGGGTAAACGGCGAAGTGGGGTTGTCTTCCGGTTCTCCGTACAGCCAATCTCTGTGGCGGTTCATTCGTGCGCCATCGACCTGCATGAGATCCCGGTGCAGAAGATAATGGGCCAACTCATGCGCGGCGCTGAAGCGGCGCCGCGCAGCACCCTCGGTCGAATTCACCACGACGCTAAAGCGGTCGCCGACACGCTCGATCCATGCGGATTCGCCGGAGCTGAGCGGTCGCTCGTAATAATCGATTCCAAGATCAGCGAAAATGGCCTTCAGGTTTACCGGCGCGGATTCCAGATGCCGGGCGACCGTCTGCATTTCATTTTCCATTGTCGCCCTCCTTTCCTGCGTCTCCTGTAGCGCTCACGATCTCGCTCAGATCGACGTCGGATATAGTGTCCCTTGGTGCATTCTGCAAACTGTCCTGAACCTCCCGCAGGATGATCGGCGGCGCAATTTTTTGCACTTCAGCTTCCGCTACTTCTTGCGCTTTCTCGATTGTAAGCGCTCGCAGTGCCCAAAATCCATAAAGGGCAGCTATCCCAAACAGCGTTTGAAATACGGTTAGGGATACTGCGATATGGTCGAAATCCGGCTGTCCATTCTGACCCCAAAGCAACAGGAGAGCAGCGGTATCAATGATGAGGACAATCATCATGATCAAAAGCAGGTATCCCTGCTGTTCGACGGTCTTCTCGAGCTTCCTTATTCTTGCTTCCACAAGACCCTCCCCATCTATGGGATGGCTAAGCCAGATTATTCATGAGTGTCAATTCCGAGAGCTATTACTAGTTCAACATCAAGAGCCTAGACCCGCCGAACCCCCACAACCCTGCCGACCCGCACCCCCTCCAGCAACGCCGCCAGCGCCCAAACACACGCATCCGCCCGGTCCGGCGACCGCCCCGGCCCCGCATAACCGCCGCCGATCTGCAATCCGCACAGCTGGTCTTCAAGCTCCGCAAACGCCCCCGCATGGACCACCCGCCCGCGCTCATACGCCAGCGCCACCGGCTCTGCCCTGCGCGCCTTGCCGACGCTCGCGTGCACCGCGCGCACCGGCAGCGTGCTATCCGCCTGCGCCAGCGTTTCGGCGACCATGTCGCCGCCCATATTGCTCTCCGCCACCACCCGCTCGGCGCCCCAGCGCGCCGCCGCCGCGGCAACCGCCTGCGCCCACACC